GTGCAAAGTTGGCAGAAGAAGTTGGACGATATAAAAATGAATATGGAATTGCTAATGCTATTAGAGAAAGGGGACAAGAATGAAACATAAACACGCAGACTTAATACACGCCTGGGCTGACGGTGCTCAAATTCAAATTAGAAATGATTTGGATGATATATGGTTAGATACTAATTCTCCCTCATGGGATGCAAAATATCAATACAGAATAAAACCAGAACCTAAAGAAGATTTTGTTCATGAAATCAGAATAGGTGTGTACAACCAAGTTTCTCATGGTGTTAGGCTTGAAATTGGGCATAACAATTTGCGACTTATTTTTGATGGTGAAACAGAAGAACTTAAATCAGCAGTGGTGCTCTCAAGGGGACAAGAATGACTAAAGAAGAGCTTGTGGCTTATTTTGATCCGCAAGAAGGCGGTTTTTATTGGGCAAAGCCAACAACAGTTACCGCACCAATTACAGTTGATGTTGAGCCATTACCTCTCTACACAACACCAAAAGGATGCGATGAATGTGGAAATGGTGGTGGTTATGCGTTGTATTGCCTTGTGTGCGCTGAAAAGTTTTTTGGTAGTAAAGAATGGGTAGGATTGACTACTAACCAAATGATGGCAATAGCGGAATGGCAAACAAGTGCCCATAGACCTTTGATTGACGTTATAAAAGCGGTGGAGCAGGCATTAAAGGAGAAGAACACATGATTGAATACGACTTTGAAGGATATGCCAAGTCTCAAATTGATAAAGCATTAAGTTATTTAGAAGGATTTAGTAAGGGATACCATCAAGCTAAATCAGAATGGATAGAGCTGACTGATGAGGAAATATTAACTGAATGGTTCAAAATTTTTGCTCCTGAACCTGGTATTGGAAAAAATGTTACTAATGGTGTATTTGAATTTGCAAAGGCAATATTAGAAATAGCACAAGCAAATTGCAACGGATTTTGTGGTGAAATTGAGTGCAAAGAAAATAAAACTGGATGTAAAAGGCAAAAAACAAATGAAACATAAGAACTATGACGTAATAGTAGCTTGGGCAAATGGTGAAAAGATTGAATACAATCATCCTAAAAATGGTTGGATTGAAGTTCATGGTGCAACTCCAAACTTTGGTGGGACTGTACAATTTAGGATTAAGAAACCGCCACAAGATTTTGCTATTGCTGCAAATGTTGTGTTTAATCAAAAGACCAATGGCGAATACTTGGATTTCAGTAAATACGGCAAACAAAACGTGGAGTTTATATTTGACGGAGAAACCCAGATGCTGAAGGACGTTAAATGCTTAATTTCCTAACGATTGTGTCAATATTACTTTTGTGTGCATTTGTGTTATTTATGATACTTTTGGGCTTTTTTGCGTTGTTTATGATACTTTTGTTGTATTTAAATTAAAAAATATTTGTAAATAAAGATAATGAAAGTTTCATAAAACTCAACTAACATTTAACAGCAATTTTGCAGATTAACACAGGGAATGTTAAATGGAACACAATCTAGTTATTGAAGGTTACGATTTCAAATTGGAAGTTGAGTGCGAAGATTTTGCTTTTATCGCTGCTATCCAAGAATTTGTAGCTTCTATTGTTGCTGATGCTGAAGAAGAGTACGAAATTATTTGGGAAGACGAGACAGAAGACGAAATCGAAGAGTAATTAAATTAACCTAGTGGGGATTAGTCTCCATTAGGTTACTTAATGTGTTACTTTGTGTCTAGTATTGCTTTACATTAATAACTTCGCCTCGAAACTGAATAGTGTCTTTGGTATGCACCATAACCAGCTCTGGCATTAACATAACACCATTTTTAAAGGTGAGAATGGCAAACCCTGATCTCCAATTGACAGGGTTTTGTTCTAAATAGTTTTCAAACTGTGGGCCGTAAATATCAGCTAAAGTACCTGTATCGACTCCATAACGTACTCCGTTGTAATCAACATATGGAGTTACTTTGAGTGAGTGTAGATGTCCTGTAACCATAGAAACACCCGATTGAGCCGTATTATTGTGGGTGGCGTGTAAACCTCCCTTGTTGCGGTGTTTAACGATTACAGACTCATTTAACCATACTGACCAACACTTCTGCCACAGGTTGAAATGATCTGACAACTTAAATCCTGCGGTATGCTCAAACTGAGGTGCGTTGGCAGCAAGATAAGTTTCAAATCTAGCATCATGGTTGCCTAAAGGCCAGACTAGTTTTACGTTATGTCTTGCAGCTTTTGCTACTTCTTCAATCTCTGACATACAAGCCTGACAAGCCTTTAGCTCTTCAATTACGCTTGGTGCTTTGTCCCAGCCAATCCTAGCGTGGCGGGAAATGGAAGCTCCGTCAAATATGTCTCCGTTGGCTATAACTGCCTTGGGTGCTAATGTGGATATTGCCCATAGTAAACCTTTAAATGCCGTAGTACGGATGCCAGGCCAAAAATGTGCATCTGAGAATACTACGACTGATCCGTTGAGTATGCCAAGGTCTATCTTTCTTTCTATCTTATGATAATCCACATGACCAGTTGGGATTACAAAACCCTTTTCTTCCATTCTTTGTTTTCTTCTGACTAGATTTCTTAAATCTACCTTAAGAAACCTTGCTGCTGCTTTAGCACTTCCATGTTTTTGAAATGCTTCGAGAATCTCTTCGTCAGTATGTTTTATCATATAAACTTGAAGTAAAGAATTAACTGTCGTTTATAACATTAATTTGTTACAATTCAAACCACTTGACAAACAAAGTTATAATGCGAAAATAAAGATTCCAATTTTTTAAAGGAAACAAAATGGGATACTACGGTAAAGAAAAAGAGCCGAAAGGCGTTACCGCTTCTGATCGCACAGGCGAAAAGATGGGTAGTGAGAAAGGCCCAAACAGCATGAAGGGTGTACCTAGCGTTACTGGTGCTAAAGCTCCAAAAGGCGCAACATCTAGCGACACATCTGGAGAGCGTAGAGCTGTTCTAGCTGGTGGCGTAGGTCTTGGTAAAGCTGATGGACTTGGTATGCGTTCTAGCGCCCACATGGGTAAAAACGATGCTTACGTTGGTGAGATGAACACAGGCTCTAAAGAGCACAACTGTTACGATCACAAGCGTGTGCCACACGTTCAAGATTCGATGTAAAATAGCGAAACCCCACAACATTGTGTCGATGCGTGGGGTTTCTAGCCAAAGTAAGTAAGGAGACTTAAATTGGATAAAGAAGATTGTAGTTTATGTAGGTTTTTTGATCTACAAAATAATATGCAGTTGGGGCAATGTAAGAGATTCCCAACTTATCAGAACAGAAGCCCGAACGAATGGTGCGGTGAATTCAAGTTCAAGTTTGACAGAGATGCAGTTGCCGAAAAAGCGACTTTAGCCCCGACCCAAGCGGTTGGGGACTTTTCTGCGGATGTCGCAGAAGCTAGAGAAGTTTTGAAGCCAAAAAACAACAAACTTAGTCGGAGGCAAATACCATGAAGCCAATCCGAGACAAGATCATTGTCAAACCCATACCAAGAATCGTATCGACTTTGTATATACAAACCGCAGAAGCTGACTCTATTGGTCACGTTGTAGCGGTCGGTGACGAAGCTGCAGACGAGGGATTAAAAGTAGGTGATAAGATATACTTTGGAACACTTGCAGAAGATTACAAAGACGAGTATCTTAAATACTTTGAGTTCAAAGACGATGGTGAAAAGCTAATTGTCATGTCATGGAAAGACGTTTGTTTTATAGAGGATCCAGAAAATGCCACTAATTAAGTCAACCAAAAAAGAAGCATTTAAGAAAAATATATCCACAGAGGTCAAGGCTGGTCGTCCAGTCAAGCAGGCAGTAGCAATTGCATATTCTGAAAAACGTGAGGCTGAAAAAGCCAAGAAAAAAAAATGAAAGCAAGTTTAGCCGTCCATTTACTGATTGCAATGGGTGTAGACGAATATGTTTTTATGAAGTGGCAGGCTGGTGCAAACCCACATTCAACTAAAAAAGGCCCAGGTCGAAAACACAAACAAGGTAAAAAATGATTAAATTAGACTTCTCACACACAGTACAAGAACTAGAACTCATCCTCGCTGGACTTAGAAAACTTCCGATGGAGTTGGTAGTCGATCTGCACAACAAGCTCAACGTAGAGGGCAAAAAGCAATTTGACGCTCATCCTGAAAATCCAGCTAACCAACCTACAGACGTAGAACCAAAAGAATAATCATGGAAACTCGCCCAGTAGGAAGACCTAGTAAATACGATCCAAGCTATTGTCAGATAGCTATCGAGCAAGGTCGTCTGGGCAAGTCAATTGAATCCATTGGTTGTACTTTGGGTGTAGGAACTAAAACTTTATATAACTGGAGAGATCAATATCCAGAATTTTTACATGCCTTGGAACTTGCACAGCAATACGAGTTAGAGTGGTGGGAGACAATAGCTCAAACTCACATGGTTGAGAACAAAGAAAGCGACAGGCTAAACGCATCAATTTGGTCTAGGTCAATGGCAGCGAGATTCCCGAAGAAGTACAGAGAAAGCGTAAAACAAGAAATAACTGGGGCTGATGGAGCGCCATTGGTCACTAACATAGCTGTTAACTTCGTCAAGCCAGATGAAAGTTGATGCAGAGTTTCCTCAGAAGCTGCAATGTTTATTTAACCCTGAGTATTCACGATATAGGGTTTTATACGGAGGACGAGGAGGCGCTAAGTCTTGGGGAGTTGCTAGAGCATTACTAATTAAAGGCGCACAAAAGACATTGAGAGTGCTTTGCGCTCGTGAGTACATGACCTCTATGAAGGATTCTGTACACAAATTACTGTCCGATCAGGTTATGGCGCTGAAACTGGATGGATTTTACGAAATCACACAGAACACAATTCGAGGCAAAAACGGCACAGAGTTTAACTTTGTCGGTTTGAAGAACAATATTGCTAACGTAAAGTCTCACGAGGGTGCTGACATTTGCTGGGTAGAAGAAGCGCAAAGTGTTAGCAGAATGTCGTGGGACGTTCTAATTCCTACAATTCGTAAAGAAAACTCCGAGATATGGATTTCTTTTAACCCTGAGTTAGAGACAGACGAAACTTACGTAAGGTTTGTGCTAAATCCTCCGCCCAATTCTGTGGTTACAAAAATCAACTGGTCTGATAACCCTTGGTTTCCGCAAACGCTGAAGGATGAGAAAGACCAGCTTAAAGCACGAGATGTTGAGGCATACAACACAGTTTGGGAGGGTCTATGCCGTAAGACTGTGGATGGTGCGATATTCCAGAAAGAGATACAAATGGCTGAGTTAGACGGACGGATTACAAGAGTTCCGTACGATGCTACCAAGCCAGTTCATATGATCTTTGACCTTGGATGGTCTGACAATACTGCCATTTGGTTTCTTCAGTTTGTTGGAATGGAGACTAGGCTTATTCGTTATTTTGAGGTTAACCAAACCAAGATAAGCGACATTCTTGCCAAGTGCCAGACATTTGGATATGTCTTTGATACGCTTTGGTTACCACATGACGCAGAGAATAAGACTTTGGCAGGTAATGGAAGATCAATCGAGGAGATAGTTAGAGCTGCAGGGTTTAAGACCAGAATTTTACCAAAAGTGCCAATTGTTGACTCAATTAACGCTGCAAGGACTATATTCTCTAACTGTTATTTTGACCGAGAGAATTGCCATCAAGGATTACAATGCTTGAGACATTATCGGTATGAGGTTGATCCAGACACAAAGCAGTTCTCCAAAACTCCGCTACACGATATTTGGTCGCATGGCGCAGATGCGTTCAGGTACATAGGACTCATGATTAATGAACCCAAAAAACTGGGTAAGCCTAAACAATTAAATTTGCCTCAAGGCAATTGGATGGGTTAAAATGCTAAAAAAGGTGTAACATGGCTGAAGACACAAAAAGCGGTGACTTTGACGATCGCATTGAACAAGCTAAAAAATTCTTACAGTTAGCTAACGAAGCTGACTCTACTAATCGTTCCGAAGCATTGGAAGACTTACGCTTTGGCGCTGGAGATCAATGGCCTGTTGAGATACAAAACAGTCGCACATTAGAAGCTCGTCCATGTCTTACTATTAATAAGATAGATCCATCTGTACGTCAGATCACAAACCAGATCAGGCAACAACGTCCGAGAATGAAGTGCCACGGCATGAACTCTCAGTCTGACAAGAAGTTAGCCGACATTATTACTGGTATATTCAGGCACATCGAGGTGCAATCTGATGCTGACCAAGCCTACGATAATGCAAACGATTTTCAGGTTCGCATGGGTTGGGGATATTGGAGGGTAACGACAGACTATATTGCTGACGATTCTTTTGACCAAGAAATCTACATCAAGCAGATCACAAATCCATTTACTGTCTACTTTGACCCAAACTCTGTCATGCCTGATGGCTCTGACGCTGAAGAGTGCATGATTACAGAGATTATTCCTAAGTCTGCATTTAGGCAGATGTATCCCAATGCCCAAGAAAGTAACTTCACATTGCGTGGAACTGGGGACTCTGACGCTAATTGGGTGATGAAAGAGGACATCCGTATCGCTGAATACTTCTATACTGTTCGCACAAAAACAACACTTTATATGTTGTCTGACGGCAGTAAAGTGTTTAAGGATGAATACGAAGAAATGCCTGGCATTGAGATATTAGATAAGCGTGAGACTGTTAAGAAAGAGATTCATTGGGTCAAAATGACTGCAATGGAGATACTTGAAGACGGAATTTGGCCAGGCAAGTACATTCCTGTTGTGCCAGTATATGGGCAGCAGTTAATTGTTGACTCTAAGCGTAAGCGTTTTGGACTAATTAGGCAGGCAAAAGACCCGCAACGGATGTATAACTATTGGTATACTTCAATGACCGAGTCGATTGCTCTTGCGCCAAAGGCAAAATGGTTACTCGCAGAAGGTCAAGACGAAGGACACGAGCAAGAATGGGCACAAGCTAATACTAAGGCTTTCCCTGTTCTTAGATATAAGATGAAGGACATTGAGGGCACACCAGCTCCTGTGCCTACAAGGATTCAGCCAGAGCCTCCTCCAAGCGGAGTGATGGGCGCAATGGCAGTTATTGACCAAGATTTGAAGTCTGTTTTGGGTGTTTTTGATCCAAATCAAATTCCGACAGGCAATATCTCTGGCAAAGCTCTTAATGGTCAACAACAACAGATTGATCTAACTAATTACCATTATTACGATAACTTCACTAGATCATTACGCTGGACTGGCAAGATTATTCTTGACCTAATTCCACAGGTTTACGACACAGAACGTGTTTTACGCATTATTGGTGATGATGGTAAGCCTGATCTGATTACGTTGAACGAGCGTAAAGTTAACGAAATGGGTGTTGTTGAGGTCTTAAACGATGTCACAGTCGGTGAATACGATGTTGTGATGGATACTGGCCCAGGATACAACTCTAAGCGCCAAGAAGCGGTCGATTCCATGATGTCATTACTCGGTGCAGACCCTACATTGATGCAAACCGCTGGGGACTTGATCTTCCGCAATATGGATTTCCCTGGTTCAGACGTTATTGCCGACAGAATGGCAGCATCAAATCCATTGGCGCAGATTAATGAAAAATCTGACGTTCCTCCACAGGTTCAGATGCAACTTCAGCAGTCTCAGGCTGTTATTAAGCAACTCCAGCAACAGATTCAACAGATGCAAATGGAGCAGAAGTTTGGATTGTCTGTTAAACAGATGCAAGAAACAGAAGAAACCAAGCGTGAACTCATGCGCCAGACTGCTAGGGCACACGACATTGAGATGCGTGACTCTGAGCGTAAGTACGTTGCAGAGCTAAATGTTCATGGTAAGGCACAAGATGCAGATTTGAAGTCTCAAACTCAATTAGAAGTTGAGCATATTAAGGCACAGGTTGCTTTATTGTTGGCTCAAGTGGATAAGATGAGTGAGAGAGCGTCAACGCAAGAAACAATTGAGAGAGCTATTTAAAGATTTCGCTCCATATCGAGCAAAACCTTACCTGTGAGGTACACAGGGAAAATCCGTAGGTAAAACTATGTCCGAAAAAGAAGCAAGTAATGTAATTACTGCAGACAATGCAGCCGAATTTTATGCACAAAAGTTAGGTTTGACTAACGAACCCGCAGCTGAGGCTGTAGTTGAGGAAACTCCTACAGAGCCAACTGAGGAAGTTGAGAACGAACCAGTTGAGCATGAAGAGGCGAAGACAACAGAGAAAAAGAAGTCGGGGATTGATAAGCGTTTCAAAGAACTTACATCCGAGCGTGAGATGGCTCGTCAGGAAGCTGAACGAGAGCGCCAGGCAAGGGTAGAGTTAGAGAATCGTCTTAAAGATTATGAGACAAGAACGGAGCAGGCAAAGAATCCTCAATTGGATGCAGAGCCACAACCCGCTCAATTTAACGATCTTGTAGAGTATTACAAAGCGTTGAGTGAGTGGAACACCGACAAAGCAATGCGTGAGCGTGACGATAGGGAGCGCCAGTCTAGACTTAATGCTGAAAAAGAACGTGTTATGAGTACGTTTAATGAAAGGCAAGACAAGTTTAAACAGGAGAATCCTGATTACGTTGAAAAGGTATCGCAATTACAGTTTCCTGCATCTGAAGAGGTGCAAGACGCTATTTTGACAAGCGACTACGGAGCAGAAGTTCTGTATCATTTGGGTAAAAACCCAGACCTTGCCAAGAAGATAGTTGCAATGCCTTTAACGAAAGCGTTGAAAGAGTTGGGAAAGATTGAAGCTCAGTTTGAATCGAAGCCTGATGAAAAGCCTGTTGTTAGTAGAAGTAACGCACCCAAGCCGATTACTCCGCTTAGAGCGACTTCTGCTGCTGCTGATACACCGATTGGCTCTGATGGTCAATTTCATGGTTCATATCAGCAATGGAAGGAGGCGAGAAAAGCGGGGAAGATCAGATAATTTTTAAACTTTAAAAGGAAATCAAATGAGTAATAATCTCTTAACGATCTCCAAAATCACCAATGAAGCCTTGATGGTTTTGGAAAACGAATTAACATTCACGTCAGAAGTGGATCGCAACTATGATGACCAGTTTGCCGTTATTGGCGCAAAAATTGGTAACACAGTTAACGTCCGGAGGCCTGGTAGGTTCGTAGGAACAACTGGCCCAGCATTGAACGTAGAAGACTTTAACGAGACATCAGTCCCAGTTACATTGTCTACTCAATTTCACGTTGATACACAGTTTACCACCCAGGATTTGGCCCTATCTCTTGATATGTTTAGCGACCGCATTCTTAAACCTGCGGTGGCCGCCATAGCAAATAAAATAGACAGAGATGGTTTGAGCGTTGCTGCTCTCAACACAGCAAACATCGTTGGTGTTGCTGGTACTCCTCCAACAGGATTAATCACCTACTTAACAGCTGGTGCTTATCTTGATTCTGAAGGCGCACCAAGAGACGGACGTAGATCATGTATCGTTGAGCCTTTCACATCTGCAACAATCGTTGACAGCTTAAAAGGTTTGTTCATGCCCCAAGAAGCGATTGCGGAGCAATACAGGAAAGGTTTGATGGGTCGTGATTCAGCGGGTAAAGTTATGCCCGCTTATTTCCATTAGGAAATTGGCAAAATTCTCTCTGATTGACTTGGAAGCCCAGAAGTGGGCGACAGGGGGCAAGCAAACGAAAGTTGTGCAGCCTGAACGACTAAGTGAGAGAACCCTGAAATGGGATGCGATAGTCTGAACTAGGGTATAACAAAAGAAGCCTTAGAGAGAAATCCGAAGCGGTTTCTCCCCACGAAAGTGGAGTAACAAATTGACAAACTGGAAATTGGATCAAAACGTGATAAGCCAAACATTTGGCTCTTACTCTGGTAACACATTGTCTGCTGACACAACTGCACAAGTTGGTTATTTGACAAGTGGTTGGGCACAGTATTCCACAATTCAGATCAAGGCATCATCTTCAAGCACATTGAACGCTGGTGACGTGATCCAAATTGCCGGTCTCTATGCAACTAACCCACAAAACCGTCAAGCATATGGTTCAGGCAAACTGCGTAATTTTGTTGTTACAACTACTACAACAGTAGGAACAGGCGCAACAAACATTCAAGTTTCTCCTGCAATTATCGTTGGTGGTCAGTTCCAAAACACAATCGTGATTGGTTCTACTTCAACTACAGCCGTAGTAACACCTTTCAACAACACAGGTACTTTGTCTCCACAAAATATCATGATGCACAGGAATGCCTTTACTCTTGCCGTAAATGACTGCGGCTACTTACAAGCAGCGTAAGTAGAAAACTGTCCCTGATTGACTTGGAGTGCCTGAAGAGGTTAACAAGGGCCAAGCAGACCGAAAGGTCGTGCAGGCTGAACGACTAAGTGGGATGGCAGCGAAAGCTGATGCGATAGTCTGAACTCTGCTATAACTGAACTGAAGGCAGAGAGGAGAATCCGAAGAGTTTCTCCCGCCACAAAAGTGGTCAGTAGGCGAAAGCCGAAAGTAACAGAAATGAGCCGATTTAGAGCTTCCTGAAGGTGTCCATTTTGCGGGTCGTGCCTCTGACAAAGAGATCGGTCTGTCAATGCGTGTCGTACGTCAATACACCATCAACAACGATAGTATTCCTACTCGTTTAGATGTGTTGTACGGATGGGCACCTTTGTACCCTGAACTCTCCTGCAGAATTGCAGCCTAATCAACTTATTTAAAGGAAAACATAAAATGAGTAATCCAGGCCCAGCAACCACAGTAACGGCACACCCAAGTAATGTCACCACAAATCAAACATTGCGTTTGATCGGTGTCGCAAAGGGTGTTAACTTAAATGCTGTTGGTTTTACACCAGTTCCAGTAAATAACTCTACTGCGTATCTGCCACAGACTTTGTTAGTAACTAACGTAAACAATGCAGGCGCAACTGTTGCATTGTCTACAACTACTGCTTTAAGTCTTACAACAACAAACGTAGGTTCACCCTCTAGTTTGTTCCCAGCGTTGACTACAGCTCAGATTTCTGCATTGGCAACTTCACCTCTCGGTGTTTCATTGTCAACAGCATCTGCTAACACCCCAGCGCAAACAGTCCAAACTTTATACGCAGACGTAACAACCGCCTCTGGCGCAACTGGTACTGGTGATGTATATGTTTATGGCTATGACTTTAGCTAATCCACGCTAAAAAACTGAGAAAAGGCATCCTCAAAAGGGGTGTCTTTTTCTCTTTTTAGACTATAATTAACTGTAATTTCCCAAAGGAAACACCATGTCAAGTACCACAATTTCAAGAGGTAACATTCTTGAGCAGTTCGTTATCGCACCAAATTTGACTCCAGCAGCGTTAACAACTTCATCCACACAATCTCTGCAAACATTTGCTATTGCAGGACTCCAATCCTCTGATATCGTTACTTTCTTACAATATCAAGGAAATCAAACATCAAACATCATTATTTCTAATTGTGATGTGGCTTCTGCTGGTGTTTTGACAGTTCAATTCCAGAACACATCTGGTGCTGCAACTGCAATTACTCCTGCTTCTGGCGTGTATGATTTCAAAGTGCATCGTGTAGAAGGTTTACCAGTCGCAACTAACGCTGCTTAATCATGGCAAATACAAGCGTTTTTAGGCCAGTTGGCCCATCATACGTTGTAGCTGTTTCGACTACCGCTTCAACTGCTTTGACTGTTACTCCAACGGGTAACGATCAAATCAATTATTGCGGTTTTCTTAACACTTCAGCCAATCCGATTGCGCTTACGATTACAGAAGCTAACGCTCTGAACTCGGTCACAGCTCCTGCAGCGGTATTTCCGACTAATGGAACTCCTACTAACACAGTAATACTCGGCATTTCTATGTCAACGCCAATGGTAATTGCAGTTCCGTCTAACGGATTCTCTGTAAGCGCCATTACTGCGACATCGACTGCTAATTTGTATATTACTCCAATGGCAGATCAATCATGACAAACCAAGTTGCAAACACAAGTACCCCAAATACTGTTCTTTTGAACACGTTTGCACAACAGCCAGTTATCGCAAGTGGATTTGGTACAGCTCCCACAATCAAGGGATTGACTCCAAATTGTTTTGCGGTAACAGTTGGAAGCGGAGGTGCTGCATCTGGTACGTTAACACTTCCTGCCGCTCCAAATGGTTGGTTGTGTACTGCCAATGATGTTACAAACGGCTCAAGTTTGTTTTTACAACAAACGGCAAGCTCCACAACGTCAGTAACTATGACAGGTTATGGCATTACAACAGGACTAGCAGCAAATATGTCTGCTGGTGATGTTATTGTTATGACTTGCACACCTTACTGATGACAAACCAAGTAGCGCTAACCCAAACAACGAATATTGTTCCTGTTCAGGCAATATTTGATGTCAATGGTGTGTGTGTTGGATTGGTCGGGCCAGGGGGTGAGTTCTTCTCACCTCCTCTTTCGTCTGACATTATCTCTAATGCCTCAATTTTTACTAGTACGATTAATAGTACGCCAATTGGTGCGACTACTCCGTCAACTGGTAGCTTTACGACTTTATCTAGCCCCAACGTCAATATTACTGGTGGCTCGATTTCAGGCGTAAGTATTACGATTACTGCGCTAAACAATACTCCTGTAGGAAATATTACTCCGTCCACAGGTGCTTTTACATCTTTAAGTGCTACATCTTCTAATTTCACAAATTTAAGCGTTACAAATACAATCACAGGGTCTATTTCTGGTAATGCTGCGACTGCGACTAATGCGACAAACGCAACAAACGCAACGAACGCAACAAACGCAACGTATTCAACCAATTTAGCTGGTGGCTCAACAGGAGCTGTACCATATCAAACAGGATCGGGTGCGACATCCTTTGCGACAGGAACTGGTGTTTTTGTTGGTGGATCAACTCCTAGCTTTACGACAACACCTACGTTTGTAGGAACAAATATCACAGGAACAGCATCTGCCTTGAGTATTGGTGGAAACGCTGCGACTGCAACAACATCAAGTAATATTACAGGAGGAAGTGCTTATGCCTTTCCGTATCAAACGGGTTCTGGTACGACTTCGTTCCTTTCTGCGGGGACTTCAGGGCAAGTTCTTCAAACACTAGGTAGCGCATCTGCTCCGCAATGGGTTAGCCAATCATCTTTGTCGGTAGGCTCTGCGAGTAACATTGTTGGTGGTTCTGCAGGGGTAATTCCATACCAAACTGCTATCGGTGCAACAGGATTTACTGCTGTTGGCTCTACTGGACAATTGCTTCAGTCTAATGCAACTAGCGCCCCAACATGGGTAAATGCTAATACTTTGAGCGTGGCAAGTGCGACTAATTTACTGGGTGGCGCTGCTTATTCAATACCTTATCAGTCCGCACTTAATGCAACGACATTTCTTGCGGTGGGTAGTTCAGGACAAGTTTTAAGTGTTACAAGTGGCGGTGCTTTAACTTGGGCAACACCAACTGCTTATGCAACTGTAACGGACGACACGACTACTAATGCGACACGTTATCCTTTGTTTGCTAACCAAACATCGGGTAATTTATCGACTGAGTACACAAGTTCTACTAAACT